TGTTTCAACGATTCGTCTTGCGATTTCCTTCGACACCAATTCGGCTATGTAGGCTTCATCAATTTCGATTTCTAATATCGTTTTAGCCATCGTGCTCGACCTCAATTTCTTTTTGTTTCTCAACAACCAATTCTTCTTGAAATAGTCTTGTCATGATTACAGCATTCCCCCTCCTTTCTCCACCCCTAACAAATCATCTAACCAATCTAACAAATTTGTTTCTTTAATCGAGGATTCTACTGGTGTAGGTTTTTCGTTAGATGGGATTGGCTGAATTTTTGATATTCGCTCATTGGCTATATCGCAGTATTCCTTTGAAATTTCAAAACCGATAAAGTGTCGGTTATTCAGTAACGCCATCTTTGCTGTTGTTCCACTACCCATAAATGGGTCAAGTACCACATCTCCTTCGTTACTCCAACTGATAATGTGGTCTTGTGCGAGCTGTTCGGGGAAAGGCGCTGGATGCTTTTTAGAATATGCATCATGCCCCTGTGTTTGCTCATACTTCCAAATATTAAACCTTCTTCCCATTTTTTTAGTGGTAATTTCTCTATATTTTCTACCAGTGTCAGCAGTGAACTTATCTCTATTAGTATTAGTTTTCATACGACCTACTACTTTATTTTCCCTATCATAAATCAAATTGAAGGTGTTTATTTTTCCTTTAGAGAATACAAACATATATTCAAAGTTTTGTAAGTAACATTTGTTGCTACCGACTGCACCTGCACCATTTTTCTCATAAATCATAGTATCATGCAGATTAAACCCACACTCCATAAAATACAAAGCCTGTTTGAAACTTGTACCAGTTTCACTTCCGTTAATTGTTGCATCGCCTACAATCCATACCACTACGCCACCTTGTTTTGTCACTCGATATAATTCCTTCGCTACACTTTCAAAATCCCATGTGAAACCTTTATATGTACGCAGATTGTCATATGGTGGGGATGTTACTGTTAAATCAATACACTCATCGGGTAACATTTTCATCCCTTCTACGCAGTCCATGTTATAAATCTTGTTTATCTCTAACAATCGTCTACCTCCTTTTCAGCAAGGGCTTTCTGTATGCGCTTGTTGGCAATCTCACAGTAATGCTTGTCCAGCTCAAACCCGATGTAATTATAGCATGATTTAAAAGCGTTCATAAGACTACACTTCCAGTTTGAACTACCGTCATAATTATTGTACTACATAATTAGCAAATTGTAAAGGATTTTCTTTAAAAAACTTAGAAATATTCCTGTAACTCTTCGAAAAACTCATCACAATCATTAACATCTTTACCTTGCGGCAAAGCTAAATAAGAAATTATTTTTGTTGAACTAAGAACTTTTCTTAACTTTGCCGCTGCTCTTCTGCCTGCTTCATCCGGGTCCATTGCTAATACATATTTACGCACTGGCAACTTTTTCAATACATCGTACTGATATTCTGTTCCGGTTCCCATCAATGCCATTGAAGGTCGTCCGTGCTTCCAGCAAGTCAGACAGTTAAAGAAAGATTCGCAGATTATAGCTTCTGAATATTTACCCGATACAAATCTTTCAGCACAGTACACAGGTTTTTCAACTCCCTTTGGGTAATTAAAAAACTTAACCTTAACGCTCCGACGAGCCACAAAAGCGGGAGTCTTATCAGCGTAATACACAGGAAAAGTAATGCACTGACTATCAAAATCAAACCCAATATCAAACTCTTCAATAATTTCATCAGTTAACCCTCTTTCATACATATATGGGTGATAATACCTATATCTAGCAAGCTCCTCTTCCGTAAAACCTGGAGCAGTTATTACTTGCCGTTTCTCGCCACGAGATAGGTTGAGCTCCAAAGGTTTCCTGGACTCTACGGCAACTGTTAGGAAGTTCTTTGAAAGCCATTTGCGCCCAAAAGCTCCACCGTCATCGTAATACCCAAATACCTCTGAAATCATCCGGTCTATTGTACCTGCCCACCCACAGGTGAAACAATGACATAGCCCATCGACAGACACACCGAATGAAGGTCTTCTCTCTTGTCCGCCTTTATGGAATGGGCAATTCGTCATTATATTGTTTTTTCCAGAGGGCTTGAATACTCTGAATAGATTTTTTCCATTTAGAATGCACTGTCTACGAAGTTCTTCTAGAACCTCTTGTTCATCTGCAATCAAAGGGTGTCCATTTACAGTGAACACTTTATCACCTCATTTTCAATTCGCCGATCTTTTCTCGAACGAGTTTGTCTACTACCTTTCCGAGAGTTTTATATCCATATATCTGCGCAAGCTGATGCAGATGATATAAGGTTTGAGGAGCTACGATAATCCTGTTAGACCTCTTCTTGACCTCATTGCGATAACCCACATGAGCACCTCTTTCTTAAAATACCTCAGAACCATCTTGGAAGTCTTCTTTCACTCTCTTAATGTCCTCTGAATTATCTCTTTCTTCTTCCTCATTTGGAATGTATTTGAACACCCCTTTATCGATGTCCCAAAGATAAATAAGTTTATCTCCGCTCTTACCATTTCTGTTCTTCCTGATGGAAAGTTCGATTCCAGGACCTTTCTGTCGAACAGCGATTACAATAGACGCATTATATGCGATACCATCTGAATCTCTGATATTCTCGAGGTCGGGAGCGTCATCTTCTTTTACACCCTCTCTGTTTGACTGACACACGACGATAATTGGAATGCCGAGTTGAATAGACAGGTCTATGAGGTCTTCTGAAATATTAGTTAGGCTTGTAGTTCTGTTATCTCCTTTTTGCTTCCGCTCATCCGCTAGATAACTGATTCCATCTATTCCGAGAATGTCAAGACGATTTGACTCCACAAAAGCTCTCAGTTTCGATACTGTGATGTTTCTTCTGAATTCTTTCGGGCTTGCTACAAAGAACGGAATTTCATTCTTGGTTAGATTCTCGATATACTTCTCGTAGTTTGGTTCATCTTCACCTCTTATCAGTGCAGAGTGTGACACATTACCGTAGAGCGTATCGAAACGATAGCCCGTCTTGGTTGCTGACATTTCAGGCTCTATGAGACCTACCCTCTTGCCCATCTTCCAAGCGTGTTCAAGAGTCTTAATAAGAATCCAGGACTTACCTTGTCCAGTACGAGCGAAGATAACAGCGAATTCCTCTCCTCTCTGCCAACCTCCTATGATTTCATCAAGTTCTTTAAATCCGGTAGGTATGCAGAACTTATCTTTGTTCTCTTTTCGTTCTTGCCACTCTCTAAACCTTTCTTTAGCCCGTGATATAATGTCTACTCCTAATACCACATTATTCTGCATAAGATAAGGTAACTGCGACTGTAAATATTCCGCCGCAGCTCTTGAATCCGTCTGAATAATGTCGGCAAGTTTATTTATGATAGGAACCATAAGAGAGTACAAGTGCTCTTCATTAAATGCCTCGATGAGATATCTGTCTGATTCTGTCACGTCTACAATGGTGAAGTTAGGAAACTTCGACAGAAATGTTTCTTTGTCCGGCACATTACCATATTCTCTTAGATGGTTCATAATGAATGCGTACTCATCGGGATATGTAATAAAATAATCCTCGGTGATACCATTCAGAGTTAGGATAGATGCGTTCCCCTCTTTTAGAACTTTAGACAGTATCTGCAGTTCAACCATAGTAGACACCTCGCTTATCTTGGTCTACGAATTGAACGATTTCACTTCCGTTCCATATTCTGCTTGCCAGCCGTCCGCCAAGATTCTTCATCATGCCTTCGTAGTCCACATTCCCTGTGAATATATTTGCTTTATTCGCAAGCATACGAGCGTCTATATAATTGAACAAGGTTGCATGATTGAAGTCTGTCAACTTAATAGATGAGATGTCGTCCCATATAACAAGGTCACATTTTAATAGATCTTCTCGAATTTTCACGAATTCTTCATCACGGTTATTGATTATTTCTCTATTTCTATCTATGAATTCTGGAACAGACACGAAGATTCCTCTTCGTCTAAAACCGTTACCTGCCCAGATTTTATTGAAATATGCGAGCATCAACTTAATCGCCCAACTTGTCTTACCGTTACCGAAGGTATCTGAATATATATACAGATTACCTCCGCTCTTCGTCCAATTCTCAATGTCATCTTTGATTTCCTGTAAACGAATAAATGCAAGTCTGTCTTTTCCAGGTCTCAACTTCAATGGAACCCACTTTGAAGGAGGAATATTAGACTGCTGTACGAGACTGAGCATTTCTGAGTATCGGAGACAAGTATTGCTACACCCATCCGGAGACTTTGGACAAACTCCGAGGTACCAGCACTCTTCTGGTTTCATTAGAACACCTCGTCATCTTTATATTGTTCTGCTCTTCTATCGTTATTTGGATCCTTTGGCTGAAATGAACCAGGCTTTGAAGTATCAAAAGAAGGAATTTCCTGTTTTGACACTTTTTCAGCAGCATAACGAAGTGATTTCCATCCTGAACGAATAGTATCTGAAATGATTGTCATCTGCTCATTTGGTTTGAAGGTATATAACTCTTCCAGTTGAGCTCTTATAGTTACTTCTGGAAGGAAAGCTCCTTGTTGACCAAGCATTCTGAAGAAGTCGACGAGTTTATCTGATACTTTCGAATCAAATTCAAACTCATCTGAAATACGACAACAATCTAAAACGAACTTCTCGATTTTTGCTTTTTGTTTTGCATTTCCTTTTTCAGTACTGAAAAGAGAATGTTTTAGTGTGTTAGACGATATTTTATTAGTAGTATTTATATTTATAT